ATCAAAACCTAAAACATTGGTTGCCGATGACCTAGTATCTTTTAAAATTGTTCTTTGTATGTTAGAAGTGACATTATATTCAAATATATATCCATGTCCACTACTATTTACAACAAACCAATAAATTTTTTCTGTTGATTCATCTGGTACAGCTCCTATAACTCTAGGATTGCTTCCAACGCCTATAGTTGATAGCTTTGTATTCCCAGTTACATTTTGAATTGATCCTGCATCTCCATTTGCAGTATTTACTACTCTAACATTTAATGCGTCAGTATACTCTCCCGCTGGGATAAGTCTTTCGTCGAAGTCTTTATTCATTCGACCTTTAGAAAATACATTTTTTATTTTCATGCTATTTAATCCACTTGTTTCTACCTTTCAATAACTGAGTTAATTCAGTTAATTTTATAGAATTTAGCCTGATTTTAGCGTTTCTTAAAGATGCAGATGCTTGTTTTTGAGCTCTTCTTACAATATACTCTTGTACACCAAATTTACTTTTTAAAATTGTAGATTGTAAATAATCATACATAAATGTTTCTGCTAATTTGTGTATTTTAATCTCTGTTTCCGCATATCCATATAGACCATCAGACACATATTCTATAATAATATTTTTTCCTTTTAAATTTGAACTAAACAATACAAAGCCTTGGTCTTTATCTATTAAGTAGCTTCCGTTATTATTTGCAGATCCAGTGTCCATACCATATCTTTTACCTACCATTTCAGCTGATGGCTCATCTACATCTCCTTCAGTTCCTGTTTTCCAATTACCTTCAATAACAGGAGTTCCTCTTAAAGCATTTCCATCTACGTCAAATAATATATTTTTATGCTCAGTACCATCCTGTAGGTATGATTTTGGGGTAGAAGAATTAAAATTCTGATTTATACTATAAACCATTCCGTCTGTTCCAACATAACCAACTTTAACTAAACTTACAAAGTCATGCGGTAAAGGAATTTTTAAAGTATCAGGAACCTCAAGCTCAAATCCCTCTATTTCTCTTAATACATCATAATTAAGCTCTCGTAAACCTCTCTTTGCATGAAATATAACTTCATATCTTTCAATTTTATTTATAACCTTATCATCTCCCACATAAGTTAAAAGAAAATTATTAATTATATCTTCTAATAACATATATTGGTATGTTCCCCAATTATCATCATTTGGGTTTACATCACTATTCGTGTAATATTCTCTTTGCGTTATTAATTGTCCTATTGTTGGCATAACTATGTATTATCGGTTTGAAGCTCTACTTGTTCTTTAGCTTGCATTACATTAACTACCTCTGGCTCTCTTATTGCTAATCCTGCGTATTTACAGATTTTAATTATTAAATCTACTTCATCAATAGCTGATATTTCAAAATTTGTACTAGAACCAACATTATATACTGGATCTCCACTAACTGTAGTATATCCCCATATTGGATCTGCTGGTTTTCTAATATAATTACAAATTAAAGCTACTTCAATTCCTTGAGGTGTAGCGGCTGTATAATTTATGCTTAAAGGACGAGTATATATTTGATCTCCTTCTCTATAAAAAACAGGATATGTAACAGATGGTACATTTAAGTTACTGTTCATTATCATATCAAACTTGGATTTTGGCAGCTCCTCTAAAACTTTACCATTATATGTAAGGTTTACTAATTTATAGTAATTTGTTGGTAAAGTGAAATAATCCCTAGCTTCACCGACACTTACTACACTACCATCTTGTACATCTGTATAGTTTAATGTAGCTGAAGTTGAGAAAATATCTATTTTATTTCTTACTTGAGAAGCCATATCTCCATGACCTAAGCTTCTTTTCCTTACATTCTGCAATTGTGTTTGTCTTGCAAACTCAGTAAAAAAAGTCTCAAATATTTCTAATTGCGCTAATTTAGCGTAATAGTTATATTCTAATGGTGATATATAACCTCTGTTGTCTTTGTTTAATATAAACAACACTGTATTTCTTACACTGTTAATCATTAATATATTTTATACAAAAATAATAAAAAAAGGGGCTCAATATATGACGCCCCTCTTTACCCTTTCACAGTTTGTTAAATATCGTTACAATTTATTAACTATATTTTGCATTACATCTAAACCTACATCGGTTTTAAAATACATAGCCATTGCTGAATAGACATTTTCTCCGTATGGAGTAACTAATATCTTTTCACCTTTGTCGTCTGCCCACACTACTGTTCTTCCATCACTTTTTATTTTTAACAAGCCTTCTTCTACTGATCTTACTGCAAGATTCCTAAGTTTTAAATTTTCGTCACTTAAAAGATCTAAAAACTCTTTTGAATTATTTCTTGCATAAATAATCATATCTCTTCTTAATTCAGAAGATGTCATATTACTTATATTAGTTCCTTTACTTACAACTCTTGCTATTGCTTCAAGATCTGAAATATCGAGTTCTTTTGCAGCAACTTGTGCATCTAAAGAAGATGTTAGGTTTTTTACTTCCTCGCCTGCTTTCTTTTCAGCGTCAAATTCAAAAAACATTACATTAAAACCTGGATGAAGATATAGAAATTTTATAAGATTTACATCATTAGGCTCAACAACTAACTTACCATTTTCAAAAATAATAGGTTGAACTGTTGCTAATCCGTCTTGTTCATCAACAAATGGACTGATTTGATTAGTAGCCCACCGTAGGGCTCTATTCATAGTTCCATCAAAAAATGTTAAAGGTTTTGTGTTTGAATGTTTTACAGGTATCATATATCTTAAAGGAGTTCTGTTACCTGATAATATAAATATTCTAGTTTTTATTTCTAGAGTAGGGAATACAGATGCGTATCCGCTTTTTTTTGTTTTTTCTGTAGTTGACTCGCGTCTTGCTACTTTTGTTTTTATTGCCATTTTATTAAAATTAAATTAGATTAAAAAAAAAGAGAATAGGGAGCCGTAGCTCCCTTCTCTCTTGTGAAATATTACTGCATTAAAATGAAGTTATTAGCTCCCATAACGCATAATGCTCTTTCTGATAAGAAATGTACTTGCATAGCATCAAGATCACTGCTACCAGCTCCGCCAGCGGAACCAGTTACCCAAGACTTATACTTTCTATCTTCAGATGCAGATTGTCTGTATCTTACATGTAAGAAAGGTCTTTGAGCGTTTTGACCAAGAACTTGATCATAAACAGTCATTGTACCTGCAGGAACAATAATCCCATCAACACCACCTAGTTTTCCTCTAGTAGTAGCGTCATTAAGATATTTCCAGTCACTCTTATAGAAATCATATCCTATTCTAAATCCAGTAAATCCAAGATTTAATGCCATGTTTTCGTCATTGTCAAATAGTCCATAAGAACTAGTAGAAGCTCCACTATTGTTTTGAGCCGCTAATACTTTGTCAATATCGAATCCAGTTGCTCTGTTAACGAACATTACATTCTCTTGAATTGCACCTTCTTTATCTAGAACTTTAGCAATATCTTCCAGGTCTAATCTTGCGTCGATTGTACCAGAAGTTACATTACCATTGTTTTCTACTTCATAGAAAAGACCTTTAGTACCTTTATATCCAGCGCCAACAGCAGCTGATCCAGCAGCAGCTGGAACACCTTCTACCATTGCTAGTTCTAGGTAATCTTCAAATCTTAATCTACTTTCGTGCTCTGATTTCAAATACCAAAGATATCCAGAAGCTCCATTTTCTGTTGTTACTTCAACCCACCCAACGTGAGCCATTTCAGAACCTGATACTTCATATTTTTCCTTGATAATTATAGGGTTGTTTTCTTTTGCCTCGAAATCAGCTTCATAAGAACCTGTCATTCCGACTGTACCCTTTTTAAATTCAGAACCATATACATACATAGTAACAGCTGTTGTAGCAGAAATGCCGCCTGACGCGACTAAAGTTGCTAAATTCAAACAACTAACATCAATAGAGTTAGCTCCAGAAGCGTCTGTTACAATTGCATGTAACGTGGATCCTGTTCCAGCTGTTGCTTTGATGATAATAGTTTGGTTGTTTCTAAATTGATGTGCAGTACAAGCGATACTATCACCATCAGTGATAACACCCTCTGCTTGTACGTGTAATCTTCCTTGTTCACTCCACTTAATTAAGTCAGAAGTACAAGGGATTTCAGCGCTTACCATTCTTAAAAAAGAAGCTACAGAACGATTTCCGTACCTTTCAAACTCCTTTTCATATAAGTCTGGTAAATATTGTTGCGCCCATGTGTAATCACTACTGCCTAGGTATGAAGTGTTTTGCAACGTCTTCCCTGGTGCAGGAGTGAGCGACGTAGATCCAGCTACATTTGTAGCCGAGCTCCCGCCGTCAAAATTAATACTTTGTGCCATTTTTGTTTATTTTTAAAATTTATACTTACTTTTTTGATTTAATCCGTAATCCAGATCCAAATTCATTTGCGTCTTTCAACACGCGGAATTTAGGTCCTGGTTTTGATGATTCTACATTAGTATGAATATTCATGTTTACATTTTTTCCTTCTTTAACTACATCATTTACCGCATCTGCCTTGCCTTGTTCGTAAAAGAACGTAGCATAGCTTGTCGGATTCATAGCCATAGAAAGTGCTGTATGATATTCTTTCGCATTTTGTAAATTCCCATCAGAATCAAGATGCTTTGATATAAAGTTTCCTAAATCTGATTGCGATTTGACAGTTTCTTTAATGTCTTTTGGTTTATAGGTTAATTTCTTATCACCTATTTTAAATTCAAAACCTTTGAATTCATCATTAAAGAAGCTCTTTGTGTTTTTTTGAAACACTTGTCTTTGTCTTTCATCTACCTTTTGCGTTTCTGCAGCCTCACCAGAGTATTGCTGATAAAAATCTAAAGCTTTTTTATAATTTTCAGGTACATTCTCGGCACTTGACTCAAGAGGAGTATAATATTTTTCCTTTATATTATTAAAATAATCCTTAGCTTTCTGCAATTCTTGCTTCATAGCTAGAGCTTTACTCTTTTTAGACCTTTCATCATCATTTTCTTGAGCACTAAATTTGTCCTCAAGATAGAAGTTAATGTCCTCATTAGAGTATTCAGGGTTTGTCTGTGCTAAATAATGACCTATAAGGTCAAAATGATCAGCACCTTCAAAATCCTGTTGAGCCGCAACAAAATCACTTAAACCTCTTTTAGTATCATTTTTATACTCAAGATATTTAACTACTTCGTCGGGCAGCTCTATCGTTTTTTCTTTATTTGAAAGAACGTCTTTTAATTGACTCTCGTCAATAT